GGATACCGTATTGCTTATGTGGGAGGACGGGGCCGCTGAAACATCGGCTGCTGCTAAAGTCACATTATCAGATAGAGCTTTTCCGTTGACCGTGCGCGTCTGCGGAACGTACTTTTTATCTGCGTCCGCTGCTTTTTGATATCCGGTCAGGTCTACCGACGTTGCTTTCCACGCAGAACCGCCCCAAATATACGCTACTTCCCCGACAAGGTGGCCCTTTGCGTCGCCGGAAGGATAAGCAGCCTCCAGCGCCGATAAAGTATCGTAGCTTTTGCCGTACTCAAACGGATCTCCCTTGTCGCCTTTGTCTCCCTTTTCGCCGGTGTCGCCTTTTTCGCCTTTCCATGGTTTTCCGGCATCCGCATAAGCCGTTCCATTCCAGCTTTCCCAGTTGCCGTTGTCGCCGTACTGCGGTACATGGTTGGCATTGTCCGCCGCCGTACTGGCTGCGCTCGCGGCACTATTAGCGCCGCTTGTGGCCGTGTCCGCGCTGGAAATTGCCGCTTCGGTATCCGTCTGCCGCTTATTTTCGGCAGTGACACGGGATTCCTCCGCTGCCGCCCTTGCCTGTTCTGCCGTTTTCCGCGCTGATTCATTGCTTTCACGGGTGGTTTCGGCATCTGTGCGGGAAATTTCGGCGGCTTTTCGGCTGCTTTCATTGCTTTGCCTCGTTGTTTCCTGCGACTGCCGGGTGGTTTCATTGGCCTGTCTTGCCGATTCGTTGCCCTGCCGCGTATCCTCATTTGCCGTCACCGTTGAAATTGCCGTATTGGCATTGTCTACGGCGGTCTTTGCGTCAGCTGAAACCTTTTCAACCCCGTTGAGAGCTTTTACAAGGCTGTCAAACTCGTCGGAACTCTCAATGCTGTCAAGATCGGATTCCTGTACCACCAGTGTAAGACCGATCACTTTCAGCACGGAATTATCCGGTTTGGTTATGTAAATCTGCGCTGAAACGTTTCCGACGGCTGCCGTGGCCTGCTGCGGAAGAACAAACGAGGCTTTCCCATTCGTTGCGTCCGTAATTGTCCCGTCGCTTAAAGTCTGTGTCCCGTCCGGCTTCTTGCAGTACAGCCGTACCGTAGTTCCCGTAAGGTCAATCGGCCTGTCCACGCTTGCCGCGTTAAAAGAGCCGTCAGTCTGCCCGGTGCGGTCAACCAGCGCCGCATTGATTGTCCGGCCTTCCGACTCACCCTGCACGGCAAGTACAGGCACATAGTTTTGTTCCCATGCGTTTAAAGTAATATCAATATCGGTCATGTGTTAGTCACCTCTTAATATGTTCCGGTAAACAGTCCGTTTTTAAACGACAAACCCACGCTGTCTCCGCCCGCGCCCATAACCTTAACGTCGTGCGTTTCACCAGTATAGCCATTCACCGTAATATCTCCTCCGTCAATGTTTACAGAGCCTATAATATTAACATTATATTCCGCTGAAATAGAAATGCTGTCAGAAGATCTCATTTGTAAATTATTAGGGGATATTATTTGCGTGTAAGATGGCATATCACGAATTACTATGAACGGCGTGGTGCTCCCGCTCATTATTCCTATTGCAGGGTATTTGCCGCTATCAATAACAGATCGGCCTATCATCATATAAGTATCTGGATATTTTGAGCTTTGCAAAGTTTCAACGGCCAACTCATTATTGTCAAGGTCAAAATAAACTCCGCCATTCTTACTTTGTATCGTTCCCGCAGTAATTAGATCGGCGTTTATAGTCCCTGTTGTAATGTTGTCTCCGTTAATTGTAGTCGTTCCGCTTCCCGATAATTCCTGTATCGTTACAAGGCCGTTAAGCTCCAGCTTATCCGCGCTGATTTTAACACTCTCCGGGCAAATGTTGATCTGCGAAATAAGATTGCCCTTGTCTGCCTTTAGCGTGATCTGCCCATTAAGCTGTTTAATTTCCGTTTTGGCCTCTTCAACTCCGGTACTCGCTTCATTGGCTGTCTGCTGGGCTTTGTTTGCGGAACTTTGGGCTTTTTCTGCCGCCGTAAATCGTTCCGACTGATTTTCATCGGTAGATTCCGCGTCACCTAGATACTGCTCCGAATCTCCAAAAGTAATTTGCAGACCGGAAACTATCGTCTTGTAGGTATCGCCTTTTTTGTCCGTCAGATTGACAATATCGCCTGTTTCAACAGCCGGGTTCATGGGTGCGCTCACGGAATACGAGCGAAACGCTTTTCCAACCAGCTGCGTTTCTAGTGAGTTTGCAAGGCTTTGCAGACCGTCTTGCGCCAGTGGGTTATCTTTTATCCGAACTGGAAAATCGTCCGTCCCTGCCTTGTAAATCGTGTTGGAATCGTCGTTTCCCTCAATCTGAACACCGGTGATGGTTGTATCGGATGTTGCAACGTTATAAGATACTGCATTTTTTCCAATATCAAAGACGTGTTCCGGTTCTTCATACCAGCGAATTTCTACTTCGCCATTGCGGTTACATTTTGCAAAGCACCCGGCCAACTGCGCAGCATATTTGATAATCTCTCGGCACGTGATAGTTTCGGAATCCGGTCTTTTAGAAACAGAATAGTCGCTGTTGGGAAATGCTGCCGTTGCAAGATCGACACCACATGCAGAGCAGGCATCCGCGACGATCTGCGCCAATGTCGCCGGATACGCTAAACTACTCTTTGCCGAATAGGCAACGTCCAATTTGGCAAGATTGTCATATGCTGTGATCGTGATTACGTTGTTTGTTTCCGGTGAACTGTCTACGTTAAATACTCCGCGCTGAATCTTTTCAACGATTTCTCCGTCCCGCCAATGTACCGCTGTAGTAAGGCCGATCCATGGTTTAATAGTGGCTCCTTTGAAATTGTAGCCGCTGAACGCTTTTTCAAAATTGTTGAGCTTCAAGGTAAGCAAACTGGAATAGGCTCCCCCAAGCTCAAACTGTCCTTCTTCCGAGACTTTATCGTCAATGGCTGGATACCCTTCCATGATGTTTCGGTCGTCCATTTCAATTGAGGTCCCGTCCGCAAAATCAACATGAGCGCCGGAGTGGAATCTTTTGCCACCGGGGAGAACCATAATTTTGTTGTAATTGACACTTGTGGCCACTGCCATTTTAAAGTCACTCCAATCTGCTTAAATTTCAATAAAGTCACAAGAAATGCCGCTAACAATTGCTACATTTTCATGCCACTCGTGATACTCCACTGTACAGTCACCGGTATAGAACTGCTTTGTCGCCATCGTGCCCGTCATAATGTCAGGATATGTTACAGATAGCTGGGAGCCTTTGTTCTTGCAGAATTGGGTTATTTTTTTAGCCTCTGCCCATGTACAAGGCCCCCATTTTGCGGTTAGTTTTCTCTTCTGTGCCACAACGTTGTTGTGCATCATTCCGTCGTTCGTGCGCCCGGAATCCTCGCTTGAAATATCTTGCAATCCCCACGTTGCTGACTGAGGTGCCTTAACCGGTACGCCGTCAAATGCCCAAAAGTAATTCATAGAAAAGAGCACCCTCCCCTCTCGGAAAAGGCGCTCTAAATGGCGCTCGCAGTAATTATTGAAATTGTGCGTTAGTTCCAGCGTGGAATCCCGAGATCATTGCGCTCCCAATAGCTCGACAAGGCTTCTCGCGCATCTAGCAGTTTATGAAAAAGAACGTTGTCAATTTCATCTTCATCGGACAGACACCGAATCGTGTTCTCAATAGAAATTTTGCAATCCTTGGTCTGGTCTTGAATTTTCTTCTGATTTTTGCAGTTAATCATTGTCTTATTCTCCTTGATAATTATTCTCAATTTCGATAAATGTATGGTACTGCGGTTGCCAGTGAAACTGAAATGTTCCGGGCCTGCCGTGGCGGTTTTTCAAAAGGTAGATCATTGCGTCAGCCCACGCTTCTCCTGTAAGTTGTCTGTCGGTTATATCTTCCGGCTGCACGAACATCACATAGTCCGCATCCTGCTCAATATCGCCGGATTCGCGGATGTCACCGAGATTCGGTGTTTTGTCCTTGCGGCCCTCGATCTGCCGATTCATCTGAACAAGCTCGACAATGGCAATATTGTTTTCTTTGGCGATCTGTTTCAGTTCGTTGCTTACCATTCCAAGCGCGTGATATTGGTCTTTGACGTTTGGCCTTTCCATAATTCCAATATGGTCTACGAAAATAGCGTCAGGTCTGAAAAGTTCGATGTAGCGACGTATGACCTTTGTCGAGATTTTCGCGTCATCCACAAAATTTATTTTTCCCGCACTCTCAAACGCTTTCAGCACCATGTCAACATCAGAAATTTCTCCCGCAGAAAGCTTTTTATCGCGAATAAGGTTTCCGTCAATATGAGCCATTTGCGCCGCAATTCGCTGCATAAGCTGATTCGTGGTCATTTCCATCGTGAAATACTGAACTTTGAATCCGTTTTTTGCCATCCGGAGTGCCAGATTCAAAGCAAAGTCCGTTTTGCCGTGCCCAGAGCGGGCGCACAATGCGGTGACAGACTGCCGGAGGAATCCACCCATGGCACTGTCCATCGACCGGAAGCCGGTTTTAATGGTGTTCTGCGCATCGTTAGATTTCAGCCAATCAGTAAACTTTTGCGCGGCCTCCGCAAATGAGGCGCTCGCATCGCTATCCATTTTTGCGATCTCGTCCTGCTTGCCGACAAGCGTCCGCATAAGCTCCACGGATTCATCTGCCGTCTTAAAGTCTGCCTGCGCCAGAATATTTTTCAGCGCGTTCTTCATTGTTCGGATGCGCCATCGGTCAATAACAATCTGGATATACTGGTCGCACGCGCTTAGAGTTTCCACCCGCTGCGACATCTTTATCAAGTCCTCGCGGTACGACGGAAGTTTGTCGGCTAAAGCCGTATAGGTAATCTGCTGGCTGCTCCAATAAAGATCGGTTGCTGTTTCAAAGATTTTATGCAGCTTTGGATGCTCAAACATTTCCGGGGCCAGCTTGTCGATGATCTTTGGCCTTAAATCAGGATCTATGACCATGCAACCGATGACCGCCATTTCAGCGTCAATTCCCTGTATCATGACTATGGCACCAGCTTCCATGCGTTCTCTTGGCTCGGATTAGCCCGGAATGCTTTCATGGCTTCCTCGCGCCGTTGATTTTCCAGAAGAATGTCTGGCGGGATAGGACGCTCAACAGGTTTAGGAGGCTTCTCCTTTCCAGCCAGCTTATCCCAACAGATACCCTTCCAGTTGTTCGCCATGCTCTCCTGAATGGTAGAGATAATGTCAGCTTCCTCATACTTCTCTGCCATGTGTGCCGCCTGCGTCATGAAGCTCTTTAGGCCGGTAGGCTTATATCCCTCACGGCGTTCGGACTTGTATGTAAGCCAATCGGTAAGAGCGGCCTGCATCGGTTCGGAAAAGGTGTGACCAGAAAAGATGTCAGCCGATTCGGATTTTTTCTTTACACTTTCTTTTTCTTTTGTAGTTACTGCCGTAGTTCCTGTAGTAGTTACTGTTAATGATTTTTCCGTTTGGGGAAGATCGTTATTCCCGTTTGGGGAAGTTGGATTTTCACCTTTGGGTAAAATCGAATTTACCGTTTGGGGAATATCCATTTTCCTATTTGGTAAAGCGCCATTCTCGCCGACGTAGGTTTCCTTCCATTTAGTCAGCTCTCGGTTATAGGTTTCAAAATCTAAGCGCAGATGCAAGGTTGGGCTTCCATTGAATTTGAACTTTTCAATGTGAATTAACCCTTTTCTTTCGAGAATAGAAGATGCGCGGTCAAACTGTTTTGGGGTGACCCGGATTTCATCCTTCCAATCCTCGCGGCCCTTTGCCATCCAGTAATAGCCGTCCTTGAAAATTCGCAGCTTTTGGGTCTGACCTCGTTCCGGCAGACCATAATAATAAACGATCTGCGATAACAGCGTACCGGCAATTAAATCTCCGGCAATGTCAACGTCGCAATGGTAGATGGTGTTTTTCTCATTTTTGGCAGCGGCCTCGCCGCGTACCAGTTTTTCTGATTCTTCCATGCTTGACACCAGTTTGTCTTTCTGCACGACCCTACATTCGTGCCCAGCCAGTTTCTAAATAAAAAAAGAAGGGCGCAACGGCTGAACTGGCAACCGCTTTCTCCCGCGCCGGATAGCGCCCTTTTT